CATTTCTTCCTAGCGTCAAATACCTGAAACAATCTGCGAAATTATAATAAAGAGGGTAATTAAGTCCGGTCTGGGTGATGAAATTGGTGAAGTAATCGGTGGTGTCCACTAAGTCACCCTGTCTGTCGTATACGTCTACCTTAAATTGCCCCTGCAACCCATACTCTATGTTTTGTTTGATTTTCATCTTTTCCCTATTATTTTACAATTTAATTTTAAATTTTCTAGTTATATTAAGTTTATTTTAAGTCTGCGGCCCGTCATATGTACCCACATGAAAAAAGAACTTGGCGTTAGCTTGTCCAGTGGCTGCGGTTGGGCGTAAAACAGGTACATGTGGCGGAATATAGTTGTTTCCATGATACGATCCTGTGTAGAAAAACATCCCCGCCGTTTCAGCATTTTGACGTATGCCCATAAGATTTCCAGAAGCCGTAATAGTGCCCTTGATTGCTGGTCTGTCGTAATCGATTCTAACAACATATGATTCCTTGTATAAAAATCTTTTTTCAGGTCTATCTAAGTCAATGGGATCATGGTTACCGCTCGGTTGAGGAGCTATAAGTGGATGATCCTTTTGAACCGTTTGCTCCAACCCACTCCAAGTCGCACTTAAGGAGGGGTAATCTATAGCCTCCCCTTGGATAAGGTATTTTGGGGTAGCTCTTAGGTCGTAACCATCCAAATACAGCTGGACAAAATCCCCAGACGTTAAAAAATCGTATTTATAACTACTTACATCATATTCAACATGTTTTTGTTTAAAGGTATACTCATATCTTAAAACTGGGATATCTCTCCCATAAAAAAGGTTCTTCTGGATTTCCGTTCCAACAAACCTTTGACGACTAAGGTCTTTAATCTCAATCTTCTGAGTTTGGTTGTAAGGATGTCCCATACTCTTGTGTTTTCGCTCTCAAAGACCATTTTTAGAGGTCACCAAGTTTCGCCAATTCTTCTAATTTTAATGTCGGTCTAGCAAGACCCCCGACAGCCGTAAATACGGTTAAGTTCGGTTTGTCTCCGCCATAAATCCCATTATGGACAACGTTACCGGGCTTCAACATTCTGGAAAGTTGTTCAAAAGCTTGATCTAAATCCTTTTGTGGAATATTGTCTAGCTGTTCCCTACCTCCAATAACGATTGCCGCAGCAGAAGTACCGCTTGATAAATCCAACCCACCAGACAAGAGGTTATTTTTCAAATTTTCTCTTACTGCTCTGGAAATACTTACTGGGTCTTCCCAGTCAGCCACGGGTGAAGCTCCAAAAACTATACATCCTGAATCGAGAATCGTTTCATAGTCTTTTTTGTCAAAAGCTGAATAGCTACTGTCTTTGGAAGCCGTGAGATTGAATAAATTAAACAATCCACACATACTCATATTTGCTGTTTGCCAGAAATTGGAAACTACAAGATTAGGGTAAAGCTTTGTAATTTTTTCGTTATCTAAAATAATTAGGGGAGAGACAATTCCTTTGTCAACTAAGTCAAAGGCTTTCTTCAAAGTTTTGTGAGCATTTGCGTTGACCTTTCTTCCTTCGGAAGCTTTCGGTAAAGCAAGAATAACCCCGACCTGTTTGGCTGGAGCTTTTACTGACTCTTGAAGTTCTTGAGCCGCGTAAACTAGTGGCTCCATCATTCCCGCTCCAGAACCTCCGCCAGCACCCAAGCTAACAATAATTCTGTCTAACTCTTCCCCAAAAGAATACTTCATAAAATCCAAAACATCTTCAGACTTCTTGTTGAAAAGTTCCTCGGCAACACTTGGGTCTTTACCCGCCCCACCATCGCCAATGCATAACTTATTATCTATTAGCTTGAGAGTATTTAAATCCTGCATAGCAGTATTAATAGCCGCAGTTTTTCTATACCCTAACTGATGAAAAGTTTCCGCAATCCTTGAGCCGCCTTGCCCAGCACCAATAAAAGCGAAATTAAAAGCTACATCAATTTCATCCTTTACCTCTGTCTTTTTTTCGGGCTCAGGCTCTGGCATGGGAATGTCTGGCATTGAAATATCAAAATCAGCCTCTCCATACACGGCTTTGATTTGTTCTTCGTTCTGATTTTCGCTCGGTTGTTCGGGCGGGGGCGTCTCGCCAGAATTGTTGTCAAGATTGTCGTTAGGGTTTGGTCTTTGTGTTGCTGCCATAATTTAGTTCTCCAATGTTTGTCGAGATACGTATAATATACTTGCGGACTCCATGTCTACGTCGTGCTCACAAGCAATCTCCTCGATTTCTTTAACTCTTTTTAGATTTTTGTCCTTAGGGTCGGAGCAATATTCTCCAGCTTTCGCGTTCCAGTTTCCTGGTTCTTCGTTCGCCATGATGATATGGCTGATTTGAGCCGCAACGTCTTTTTGTTGCTTGGTCAATCTTTTAACGTCATGCTTCTCTCTTAAAACTTTAGATACTTCAATCTCTAGTTCTTGGGCTAACATATAGCCTTCTTTTATTTTGGATATGTTATAGCCCTCTTTACCGCCTATGGGAGTTACTTTCCTATTTGACTTATAAGGGGTATCTTTTGAGCCTGATGGTCTCCCGCCTTCCTTTTTAACCCCTGGTTGTTCGGGGGCAATTGGGTTTTGTTGAGCCTCCTTAGTTCTTTCGCGTCCCATTTTTTCTTGGGATTTGTTACTTTCTTTTTGAAGCTCCATTTGACTCTTCTGTTGTTTATCCGCCAACTCTTTTTGAGTTTCGGGTCCGCCCGTAAGAGGTTCGTAATACCCCTTGTCTCTAAGCTCCTTATACTCTTCTTGGGCTTCCACAGATTCATCTTTGTTTGGTAGACGGTTAGTTTCTAAAGCTTTAATCCCTTCTTCAGGGGTAAGAATACCCAACTCCATCAGTCTTGTGTAAACTCTCAATGTTTCAGAATTGGTCTTTAACTCAAATTCCTCAAAGTAGGGAGTGGGAAAGCTTCTGAACCCAAGGCTTTTTGAAATTCTCTTAATCTCTGGCAATAGAAAATGATTAATAAAAGCTCTTCTACCTTGCGCCAATCTGGAAATGAAAACTTCAACTTTTGCCGTTTGGTTTGCGAATTTTTCCCCACCAACAAAAATATTATTTAGCCCAATGTTGATGTCTCTGTCGATTACCTCGTATTTTTTGGAGTCCAGTAATTGACCAATTTGAGGAACAACAAACTCAGCCTTAGTGGTGTAATCCGCGATAAGAACTCTTCCAACTGACTCGTTCCCAAATAGGGCTTGCATCTTCTTGAGGTTCTCGTGGTTAACTCCGCCTTTCTCGGGTTCAGCCCCCATTGTAACGAGAAGGATTGCTTGCTGCATGGTCCGAGCTATGGCCATATCCATTTTTTTCATTTCGTACTTGAAATTAATATCTTCGAGTACTGGGTATCCCATTGGAACAGCGAACGGCTCGTAATCCATTTTCTTATAAAAAACAGCAGCAAGCTTGTTTGGCTCCAATGGAATGCTTAACTGAGTAGAGGAAGTCTTTTTTCTTTTAACTAACTTTTTAGATTCATCATCTAAGGAATTGTAAACCTCCAAGTCTTCATCAGTCTTCGGGTTTCTTACTCTTTCTAATTCGTAGTCAGTGAGAACCTTGTAAAATCTTGGCGTAGAAAAATTTAAATTACCATACAATTGAACGTCAGCAGGGTTAATTATTGCGTAGCGAGAGGGTAGAGTTAGTTCTTCTACTTCCAACTTGGGTAGCATTCCCTTACCAAAAGTTGTGGTGATTTTCTTTACGTCATCCTTGGATACCTTGGAATCGAATCTGTAAACGAAGACGTTACCACTTCTGTAATATTCCCTAAAGAATCTGTCTTGCAAATCCCAAAGGCCCACCTTCTTAAAGTAAGCCTCAAAAAATTCTCGGGATTTTTTTGTTCCACCCCTAAAAAAAACATTGCTAACGGAAAACTCCGTCATCGTATCTATGATATTCCTAAAGATGGCAAAATTGTAATAACATTTCTGGCATAGAATGACGGCATCTCTCACCGTAATGCTCGACCTGCCATATCCCTTGGCGGTCTTAAAGGGGACAAGTCCATCGTCGATATTTTTAAATTTATCAGTTCTGTTTATGACACCAGAAAGATTTCTTCGGTTGGAGGTAATAGCTTGAGCGGAACCATAAGAAGCCATCAATGGCTCAGAAGCTTTCTTGGTCCTCCTTTTTCTGGTCGTTGTTTTTTTCTTTTCTTCCGCCATGATATTTTAAATGTCGTAATTTGGTGCGTATGTTCCCAAGTAAACTGGGAGACCAAGTTTGTCAGGGAATCTTACAAAAGTGTACAGATTCGAAAACCCGTTGTTTTGGGTGAATATGGGATCAATGTCATCAGGCCAATGAATTCCTGTCCCCCAGTGAATCGGGTCATGTGATATAAAATCGGGATGATTGGGGTCAGTAAGACCAGAGTTCGCAATTCTCATTACGTTTACCTGACCTGTTCTAAACATCCCTGAGTTGAAATTTATAATAACGTTATTGCCCGTCATGTAAAAGTCGCCAGCGTCATGCATCGCAAAATTAATAATGTTATGAACATGACTTTGCAACAGGGACTCTCCACCTATTGTGTATCTAACATCACCTGTCATTCCGGTGAGGCCAGTTAGACCCGTTAGTCCGGTTTCGCCTACTGCGCCTGTTGCACCCTTTTCAGCTAAAATTTCCCATTTTGAGGTATCCGATAATGGCTCCGTCGGAGAGGAAGTATTAGCAATACAAATATAAGACCTACCACCATCTGTTACTACGTCACCCTTGGTGTAACTAAGCCCATTCGCGAAAGCATTTTCGTAATGAATCCCGGTGGCTCCAGTTGGTCCGGTGGGACCAGTTGCCCCCGTGGAGCCGTCTGTTGCTCCAGCTGGGCCAGTCCAGCCAGTCATTCCGGTGTTGCCTGTTTGCCCCCTTTCAGCAACCTTAATCGTAAGTGATGCACCCATGTTTTGGTGCGTGGCACAATAGTAATAAAGGGTATTGGGAGCATTCTGAGGAATGGTAAGCAACGCATGGTCCGCTGTGGAAACTGTGTCCGTGTAACTAATTTCCTCGCCATTCGAATCATACTCAACCCAGCCAGCGGTATATTGAGACCCGTATGGTGTAGTTTGGGTTTGATGAATTCCGTCTGCCTGATCTGATATGGCAAATCTATGGTCGCTTGTGTTGCCCGTGTTGACCCCAGCGGCACTAAGATCAAATTTGTAAGTGAACCCTCTAAGAAGTTCGAGTGTTTGCAAGCCAACGCTATCAATAAAGAAAGCGTGTGCATTATTAACTGTGCCAGTTGAGACTTGGAAAACTTGAGCTAAGGCAGGTAAGCCAGTCATTCCCGTCATTCCGGTATTACCCGTCTTTCCGGTCATGCCAGTTTTGCCTGTGTTACCAGTCTTACCTGTATTACCAGTAGGAGCACCTAGCGGTCCTGTCTCGCCTTTCGGCCCCGTCCAGCCAGTCATTCCGGTGTGCCCAGTGTAACCAGTTAAACCAGTGTTACCCAACCTCCCTTCGAGACTTTCAAGGTTAACGTCAATGACGTTAGCCGTAGTAAGCATGGTGAAAATTGGGTTACCGTTACTATTGGTGCTGCAAGACGGGCAAGAGTAGGGGGGCGAAATTATTACATGTAGCTGCCCATTTGATTCGTTGTAAGTTTTTACTCTTCCAGCAAAAAATAAATTAGGAGAATTATTTACAACAAATAGAATTTTCTGTGCGGCTGTATAAGCCATATTACGAAGAGAGTCATGCCTTAGAATGATCTCATCTTCCATCGTGAAGGTTGCATTCGCGCCATCGACAGCTGTTCCACTACCACCAGCCCCAGCAAGAATTTTAACAATTGTCCCAGCGGGGGTAGTTCCTGCGGTTTGCGGATTAATCAAACTATCAACAGAAAAAGAAGTTTTGTATTTATCTGCCGCGCCTTGAGGACCAGCCATCCCCGTATGACCAGTTGGGCCAGTTACACCAGTTTCACCAGCGGGACCAGGAACAGTACTTGTCGCTCCAACTGGTCCAGTTACTCCCGCTCCAGTCATTCCGGTCATACCAGTGTTGCCAGTCTTTCCGGTTTTACCAGTTTGACCAGTCTCACCAGTTAGGCCAGTGTTGCCTGTCATTCCAGTGTTTCCGGTTTTACCAGTAGGTCCAGCGGGAGAAGCGTCATAGACTATTACATCGCCTATAACGTAATGATGCGGGGGATTCAGAGCAGACGAAGTAGTTCCGTCCATCCTTTGGAATCCGTATTTTAAATTATCAACCGCAGAAAAGGAAATTGGACCAGACAGCAACTCTCTAAATTCTGATTCCTCGTAATAGGAGAAAAGGCTTGTTAAAGCTACCGATGATCCAGAAGCAGCTGGTATAGGAGACTGCGGATTGTGCGGGTGTTCTCCGGTTTCATCTGGGTGATATCTACCTATCTTGGTGCTGCTATGATAAAGAGAGAACTGTAAATAATCACCATTAGAAAATAAATTCGTAGCAACATTAAGTGCCGTATTTACGTTCGTCTGGTCATACCTCATTGTATACGAGAGACCTCTGATTATTTTTAAGGTAGGATTATCGTAAGCGTACTCTGTTGAAGAAACAGTGGGTTGCTGTTCGCCACTGTATAGACCAGTGATCTGCGTAAAGTTATAAATTATACCACCTACGACACCTTGATCACCTTGCAAACCTGTCGCCCCACTAAGCCTTGGGACTGGCCCTAAATGTGAAGCTGTGCCTCCGGGTGAAGTATTATCATTTAAGACGTAATATAAAAATTCATTATTACCACCTGACAAAAAATGCCCAGTGACAGACACTCCTGTCGCCCCGCTTGGACCAGTGATTCCTATAGGACCAACCGGGCCAATTTCTCCTATCGCACCTGTCGCACCAGTAGGACCAGTCATTCCGACTGGCCCAGGTGGGCCTGTGACATCTACGGAAAACTTTTCGCCGTCTATAAGAAGATAAGTTCCACTTACGGTAAGTTCTCTTCCACCAAAATGAATGGAGTCTCCAGACCCCAAGTACAAATCTTGAAATGGGTAAGCCGTGGAACCTAAATCGTAAACACCCGAAACAACAGGCTTGAGGTCTCCTTTAACACCGACATTCCCAAACTGAAGATAGGGAGTCCCTGATACGACATCGACGACATAACCCGAAATCTCTGGATTATGTAGCTGTTTTAACCTGATGTAATTGTCTGGCATAGCCCTTCTACCTAATTTTATTTTAAAGTTAAACTAAATTACACTTTTTATTTTAAAAAAGCTATTATTATTTTATCCGAGCATAATTGGGGAAAAGGTTTGCCCCTCGGTCTGCCCCTTATCGGACATAATGTCGAAATAAACCTTTGTAGCCCAAGTACCTAGCATTAAAGTGGTGTAATTATCCTTTCTCGCTCTCGTAGCAGACGTACTTTTCTTTAAATGCAGCGGTAAATCGAAGGTTTGCGTACCTCTTGCTGTAGTTTTAACCTCAACTAACGCACATTGCTTTTTTGTTTGGTATATTAGATCGTCCTGCATTTCGGTTAATTCTAGTAAAGTCGGGGCATTTAAAAGATTTGTGTCTACGTGGGTATTTATCGCTTTATCGAAAGCTTGAGAATTCGCGGTAATCCTTGAGGCAAACCATAGTTTTTTATAATCAATACAGGTCTTTAGGTGTTCGTTTGCTTTTCTAATCCAATTACTCGTAAACACTTGTTTTATGCATTTTTTTCCTGATTCTTTATTGTATTGCCTTCTTGCTTTCCTAAGCATGTGGTCATAATCAAGACCCTCCGCGTCTGAGTCGCAATCGAAAAACTCCAATTTGATTCTGTCTCTTTTAAAAAATTTACTCTCATTTGCGCTATCTATGAATTGGTAACCAGCGTTATCAATCATTATCAATTCGAAATTAAAAAATTTATTTAAATAATAAAAATATCTTATATGATCTTTTAAATGTCCACCTGCTACCGCATACCCATGAACTAACGTGCATTGATTCCTTTCTTCGTCTAGTTCCATCACAGACATGGCGAAGTAATCAGAGGTGGGGCTATCACTAAAAGAGGGGTCAATAGCTAGAATATACTTTGTTCCAGTCTTTCCACTGATCCTTGTGGTCGGTTCCTCCCCATCTGGAATGGTGCATTCGTGCATTTTCTTTGCGCTAAAATAGCTATCACTTCCATCCGTAAATTGAGCCATGTACTCACGCTGAAAAGATGAGTGCGATTGCCCACCACTTTGAGCTTCATCAATGACCGTTCTGTCAATCATGTGCTCTGGCAAAGCTTCGTACCCTAGTTGGGACACGAAATAGCTAGATTCGCTTTCTTCCTTGGTTTGGATTTTTTCTATCCAATCTTTGTAAGTCTTGTATAAATTTTCGAAAGTATAAGAAGCTGAAGATAGGGCAACCATTTTGGAATCATTTTGAAAAACCACCCTATCCTCCTCCTTCATAGACCCTTCTTCAATTAATCTATCTTCCACTTCTCTGATCCTTATTCTTTCTTTCATGTCTTGGGGAGCTACCAAGAAAGGCATAAGAACAGTTTTAATTGTTTCTTCAGGTAGTAATAAAAACTCGTCCAATACAAGGACGTTGGCGCGAAAACCTCTGATCTTTTCACCGCTCAATGGTACAGCTGTGATTGAGCCACCATTGATCAACCATTCGTATTGATCGTTGCGCTTAGACTTCGCGCCAAAGGCTTGCATCAGAAGTTCTGCACCTTTGCTATCGTGAATCTTTTCAATATTATTAAAAATAAACCTAGCGGTACGAAAGGTCGGACCAGCTATAAGAATCTTAGTACCCGGTTCAAAAATCGTTTGTAAAATACAAAAAACAGAAGCAATAAAAGTTTTACCACAACCACGCCCCCATACGCACATGTTGAAGTTCCTATTCATCATGGCTCGTAAGGTAATTTCCTGAAAAGGGGCTAACTTAATCCCCGTAAGAAGTTCTGTAGTAAAGTAGAGGTTACCCCTTAAGAACTTAGCTAAAGAAATCTGAGCCTCCTTATCGTCCAAAGCTCCCTTTAGCCTCAAAAATTCCTCGTTTGGATTAGGAATATGTTTTTCGTATTTTGGAGGGCAGTACCACATGTCAAAGCTTCTTTATATCGTATGCTAGTTGGAGATCAATTTTTTTATAAATACAGTTTGAAAAAAATATCTTTTTAATAACTCTAGAGGACTCCTCCCTATCTTTCACAAATAAAAATTGGATATGAGGATACTTCTGAATCAAGATTCTTACGTTTCGAAAAATAAACTCAGGAGTGACTCGAATTTTTTTGGAGATATAAGGTAGGTACTTAAAAGACAAAGCATTGTTAAGGGTATCCTCTACAAGTATAATTAGGTAAATGCCCTCGTCTTCGGCTCGCTGAATTTCTCTTTCGAACCTGTCATAATTTTTAACACTTAGTGTCGATATAAAATCAGATAAAGACTTTCTTTCTACATGGCAATTACAGGTAACTTTAGGATCGCTTAAAGCGTAGTCCCCAGCCTTTAAAGCCTTTGGTTCTGTGGGCCAATCAAATTCCAAAGGAAGCTGCTCTCTTGTATCTACGTATATTTTGTAATTGTCCTTGCTGTAGGATGCTCCCGTAACCATCCCCTCAAAGCTCTTATGCTTGTTTTTGAGACCTGCTTTTTCGCATATTTTATAGTAGTCGTCGAATAGCGTATTGTAATAATGAATCGGTGGGAACATGAGTGTTCTCAATTCGACCTGTGTTGGAGCGTAAACGAGGTTCTTAGCGACTTTTCTAGCTTTTAGGGTCTTTATACAGTACTGCTTTGCCTCGCTCTCAGGGACGTTTTTAAGCCACATTTTCAAGTTTGTGCGAGAGTTGAAATCGGTAGAAAAATATTGGTCCTTATTTTTGAATTTTATAAGGTCTCCATTGTAGAGGTCGTGACGGGGATGTTCCTGCTGGTAGTATTCAGCCACCCTAAGATCGTGAGCTTTCAAGTGCTTATGAAGGCCGCCGTAATCTT